CCCTCCCGCTCTAGCAGCTCGGGCAGGAACCCGCGGGCGTCGTACAGGTCCGCGACTAGCGTCACCGCCACCCGCATCCGCCCACGCAGCAGGTGCTGCTCGCGGTGGCCGGTGTACACGTCGGACAGGTACTCGCGCACGCTGGCGCACTCCTCCGGCAGCACCACGTGCAGCCACCACCAGATCGAGGTGCGCAGCAGCGCGTCGGGCAGGCCCGCGAGGTGCCGCCGGTCCAGCAGGGCGGTGAACTGGGCGAGCTCCAGTGCCATGGCCTTGTCCAGCAGGTCCTCGACGCGGGTGAAGTCCGCGTACGCGCCCTGCGGGACGTCCTGGTCGAAGGCGGTCACCGGGGCTCACCGCACTCGGCCCCGACAGCGAGCACGGCCGCCTCCGCGTACCGCACCGCATCCATCGCGGAGAGCACCCGCGGGGTCAGCGCCGGGAACGTGTCCGTCGGCGCCCCCACATCCCGCGCGCCCAGCGCGTCGCGCTGCGCGAGCAGCAGCCGCGCCGAGGACACCGCCGCCTGCGTCTGCACGCCCAGGCTCGCGTACGCCTCCCGCACAGGGCCCACGACCTGCTGCCAGTAGTTGTTGACCCGGTTGCGGTTGTACCGCTTGAGGCCTCCGTGCCCGTCGTTCACCCACCCGTCGATCTTCTGGTCGATGTCGGTGCACTGCGCATCCATGCCCTCGTAGGGGCTCAGGTCGTCCTCGGTCCCGGCCATCGCGGCGACCGCGTCCCACGCCGCGGCCTCGGCGGCGTGCTGCTCGTCGAACGCGGCGATGATCACGTCGTAGCGGACCCGCAACTCCTCGAGGAGCCGGTCGCCGGACTCGCGCATGGCCGCATAGTGGCGGTCGCGCTCGGCCAGGCCCGGGTGCACCCGGGGGATCACTTGCGTCGCAGCGGTGTCTGCGGCCCGAAGCGCGGGCAGCACCTCGGTCGCGTGCACGCCGTTCAGGCCGCGTGCGGGCGGCACGATCGACGCGGGGATCATCGCGCCTACCGGGCGGGCGACCAGCCTGGGCAGGTACGCGGTCGGGGGCGGATCGTGGGGGACCGGGTTGAGTGCGGGTCCGGTGCGCCGTCGCACGATCCCGGGGCGGCGGTGCCTGCTGTCGGCCGTCACGCGCCGCGGCCTTTGTGCGTAGGCTGATTTCCGTTTACGATGAGCACTGGTGCCACGTTCCCCTCACTGGTAGGACTGGTGGTGCTGTTCGCCGCTTCGGCCCGGGGGCATCCGGGCTGGGCGGTTTTTCTGCTGCTAGGCGGCGCGGGCCGCGCCCGGGCCGCGCCGGCTTGCGGCCTCCTCGGCCAGCAGGCGCTGCACCGTGGGGGCGAGGATCCGGCGCACGCGCTCCACGAGTTCCGGCGAGGGATCCGGTGCCTGCGCGACCTGGCGGTCGATGTCCGCCATCGCCGCGGGCCCGAGCAGCGCCATGAAGTACTCCTCGGAGAAGTCGCACTCCGGGGCGCTCATGCGGCGGACTCGACGAGATCCGCCGCGCAGGAAGTGTGGTCGACCCACCGGAAGAGGTGGTTGAACGCGGCGCGGCGCTCAAACTCGGTGCGTGCGCCGCTGGCCTTGACCAGACCGGCCATGACCTCCTGCGAAAGGGGCAACTCGCCGCGCCTGACCTTCCCGAGCGTGGAGGGCTCGCAGGCGATGGCGTAGGCGATCTGGGAGACGTTCGGGCGCCGTTCGCGGCCCCACTGGAAGACCGGGTTGCGCGAGGCGAGCCACGCGAGCCCCCCCGCCTTGAGCTCCCAGCGGGGTCCGGGCCTGTGCGGGCTGGGCATGGACCCTCCTGCGATGTCGAGACAGACACTCTGTCCGTCACGACAGACAGTATGTCTGTCACGAAAGAAAGTCAACCGCCAGGGGCGCGCGACGGGTAACGAAACGGTCGCGTAGAGGGGCGTGTGTTTGACCAGCACGATTGCGCGCGCTTCTCCGGGTTCTGCGAATTCTAGCCAACCTGCTGCCGACGCGACGGACGTCCGCCTACACTGAAACCCGCTAGAGTTTCGTTCCTGACAGACAATTTCTCGACGAAGGACGGCCCCTAGATGGCAGGGACCCAAGACCACCCCACGTTCGCCGACTGGCTGCGCGGCGGCCTCGCCGCCCGCGGCTGGATCCCCGCCGATCTCGTGCGCGCCGGGGTCGTGAAATCCGAGAGCACCGTCTCCAAGTGGCTCAACGACAAGAACCCACCAGGACTGCCGGAGACCGTCATCAAGATCGCCGAGCTGACCGGGCAGGACGCCATCCCCGGGCTGTACGCCGCTGGCCACGGCGATGTCGCGCGGTTCGCGGAGAAACTGCGCGCCGACCCCTCCGGCGCCCTGATCGAGCACGAGATGGCCGCGGCCAACGACGATCCGCACCTTGCCAAGATCGACGCCGCGGCGGCGCGCGGAGTCATCTCGCAGGCCGAACGCGACCGCATGAGAGCGGACTTCCTGCGCCGCACTGCGGAGAGCATCCGCCTGATCGAGAGCGACTACAACGACGCCGTGGCCCGGCGCGAGCGCAGCGCGCCGGAGCCCGGCGGCAACGGCCGCGCGGCCCTGTGACACCGCCTCACACGATCGTGTGACGCATCTCCCCATTGCGCCACCTGAGGCCTACTGTGACGGTTTGGCGGCCAGCCGCCCGACCGCGACCGACACCCCAGACCCCGGTGCCAGCGCCATGCGATACCAGGCCGACCCGGCGGCCACAGCGGGAGCAAAGGGGAGAGCACCATGTACGACCACGACGCGCCCACCGAGCCGCTGCCCGCCGTGGGGTCCGAGCGGCGCCTAACCGCAGCCGGGCGCCGCCTCGCGGCGCTGGCCTGCGCGTCGTGGTTGGCAGGGGGAGCGCTCACCGCCACGCAGATCACCGCGCTTGCGCACGCACCCCGCCCCGTGCGCTGCGCCGTGTGGAGCGTCGCCGTCGCGAGTCTCGCCCTCGGCCTGCTCGCCCTGGCCTGCTGCGCGGCCACCGCCGTGCTCGTCGCCGTGCGCCGCGCCGCGCGCGACGCCGAGGCTGAGCGCCAGACGCTCCGCGCGGCCGGGGACACCGCGCTCGCGGGCGAGCGTGAGCGACACCTCGCGCTCGCCCTGCGCGCAGCCGCACTGCCCGCACGGGCACGCAGACCAGCCCAGGGCGAGCGCCACATGCACCTGATCAAAGACACCCAGACCCGCGACCGCGCCGGGCGCGGCGCGGCGGGCTGACCCTCAGTGCAGCCACCCGAGCGTCACCCGGCCGGGCGGCAGCCCGCGCGCACCCCGCCCCGCCCGGTGCACCGTCACGCGCACCACCGCGCGCAGCAGCGCGCGACGCTCCATCAGATCCATCCCCGCCCACGCCTTGCGCGCGCCGGGTCCCGCCGCGCGGCGCAGCACCGGCGGCAGCGTCGCCTCCATTGCGCGCTGCCGCGCTGCCTCCACCTGCGGCAACAACTCACCCTCCAAAGCCGCCAGCGACACCGCCGACAGCGCCATCCGCCCCGCCGACGTCATCGTGGACGCCAACGTGCGCGCCTCAGCCAACTGCGCCTCGAGCGCATCGGCCTGCGCCAGGGACCGGCGCAGCGCCACGTCCGCCACGTCCGCCCGCATCGACGACGCGAACGACGGCCGCTCGATCCGCGTGAGCATCGCACGCGTCACATAGCCCTCAAGCAGCTCTGCGCGGATCGTCGCCCGATAGCAGGTGCGGCAGGTGTACGCGAACGTCCCCTTGATCCGGATCGGACGCATCACCCGGACGTCCTGGGCCAGGGCGTACAGGCACGGGCCGCACACGGGCACCCCCGACAGCAGGTGCCGTATCGCCGAATCCTTGTGCGTCAGGCGCGCCGGGTCCGACACCAGCTTCAGGCACGCATAGTAGGTGGGGTCGTCCAGGATCGGCTCCCACGCCGCGTCCCCGATCACCTCGCCCGCGTGCTGCCGTTTGCCGATGTTCGTCGGCCGGGTCACCAGGTTGCGCACCGTGGTCAGCGACCAGTTCCCGCCCCGCGGCGAGGGAACACCCCGCCCGTTGAGGTCCTGCACGATCGAGAACAGGCTCTGCCCTGCGGCCACGCGCTGCGCCAACTCGCGTACGACCACGGCCCTGTCCTCGTCGACCACTTGGCGCTGCAGAGCCCCGGTCAGTGGGTCGTATTCGCGCCGGTAGCCGTAGGGGATGCGCCCGTGCGGACCGCCGCGCTCGGCGTTCAGGCGCACCGTGCGCAGGTTGCGGTCCCGGATGGCGTCGGCCTCCAGTTCCGCCGTCAGCGCGCCCAGTCCCGTGACGAACCGGTCCTGTCCGCGCGAGAGGTCGTACACGGTGCCGTTGAGGCACAGCAGCACCCCGCGTTGTTCGCACAGGTCGCGCAGGTCCAGGTAGGCGCGGGTGCTGCGGTAGGCGCGCGATGCCTCCCAGACCACTAGCACGTCGCATTCCTTGTCGTGGTCCGCAACATCGATACGGCTGATCATCTGCTCGTAGTCGGGGCGCCCGGTCTTGGCCCACCGGGACGCCGAGTACCCGGGGTCGTCGAACTCGTCGGCCACGCGCCAGCCGCGCGACTCGCAGAAGCGCCGGTTCTCTAAGCGCTGGTCTTCGACGGACCGGCCGCCGCGGGGGTTCAGGCGCGAGTTGCGGTCGTAGATGAACGCGCGTAGTTCCTGGCCGCCGTCGTGGCGCATGACGGCGGTGTGCGGTCTGGGGGCCATGCAGTGACAGTACTTCAGAATTATCCGTCTGTCATACCTTGTCGGTCGAGATGGTGAGCATAGAGGGTATCTTTCTCTAGGGTGGGGCGACCGATAGTCGAACGGTAGCGAAGGGTGCAGGCCGGGGGCCGGGGAATGCGAAAAGGCGCCCCGCGCCCGCCGGTGTGGCGGGCGCGGGGCGCGGTGTGTAGCGGGTCAGTCGGGTGCGTGCCGCCGGTCCAGAACTGCGGGGTCCAGGCCGAGCGGCAAGGTCCCGCCCGGCGACGGCGTGGGACTCGGCGCTGTGGGCGGTGTGCTGCGGGGCGGTGAAGGCTCCGGGGGTGGCGCGCCCTGGCGTACGGCCGCGCCGGGCGCCGTCCCGGCCGTGGCGGTGGACGCGGGGCTGCTCGCGGAGGGGCTCGGGGTCTGCTCGCACACCAGCGCCGCCCGGCCGGACAGCATCGTCTCCTGCGTGGGCGCGTACCCGGACGGGCACGCCGGACCGGGCGCCCCGTCCCTGCCCGGGGCGCCGTCCTGCCCCGGCGGACCCGGCGCCCCCGCGGGGCCGGCTGCACCGGCCGGGCCGGTCTGCCCGACGCCGGGACTGCCCTGCGCGCCCGGTGAACCGGCCGCGCCCGCCGGCCCGCTGGGCGCGGGGTGTGCGGCCATGTAGGCCGCGACCGCCGAGGCGACCTGGGCGTCGGTGGCGTCCTTGCCCGGCGCGGGCGGGTGCAGCGCCAGATACGATGTCACATCGGCCTCGACCTGCGCGGCGGGGACCGTCCCGGACGGGGGGTGCAGCCCCAAGTACGTGTCGACCGCGACCTGTACCTGCGCGTCGCTCGGACCGGGCCCCGCGGCGCCCTGCGGACCCGGGGGCCCGGCCTGCGCGATGATCTGCCCCGGGGGCGCCGCGGACGGGGAGATGCCGTGCGCCTTGAGCTGCTGCTCCGTCGTGCGCAGGCCGTCGACCAGCGCCGCGATCTGCGAGTTCTGCGTGTCCGCCCGGCCGCGCAGCCCCTCGAGTTGGGTGCTCGCCGCACCCAGCCGGGTGACCATCCACACCAGCACCAGCATCCCGGCCAGCGCGAGCAGCCACGCCGCGGCCCGCGGGCCGCGCGTCCTCGCCGCCTCGCCGACCTTGCGCATCGCTAGTGGATTCCCTTCGACGCGGCCGGCGCGGCGACGACCACGCCGGCCAGCGCCGCCGACGCGGTGAGCAGCCCGAGCGCCTTTTGCCAGGTGAACTGGGCGCGCGTCTCGCGCTGCGCGTTCAGCGCCTCGAGTTGCGCCTTGTGCTCGGCGCGCGCCTGCCCGATCTCCCGGCCCAGGTCCTCGCGCAGCGCCTTGACGTCCCCTTCGTGCGCCCGCCGCACGTCGCCGAGTTCGCGTTCGATGCGTTCGCGGTCCACCACGGCCTGGCGCACGTGCTCGGCCAGGGCGCCTTCCAGGGCCTGGTGCTGGGCGGCGAAGAGCTTCGCGGGCACCGTGTCGGTGGCCAACTGCTGCTGGGCGCGCTCGATGCGCTCGATGCTGCGGCGGATCTCGCCGGACGTGAGGTCGTCGGCCACGGGGCGGCCCTTCTCGCTCAGCCGGGGTCCGGGGCCGGCCGATGGATGGCCGGCGGTGCTCGGGGTGCTCAGCTCTTCGCGGCTGCGGCGGTCAGGGCGGCGCCGATGTGCGACTCCAGGGTCTGGACCAGCAGGTCGTCGCTGATCTGCGCGCCCGCGGTGGCCGCCGTGGTCAATGCGGGCCCGAGGGTCGCCGCGAGCGCTGCGGCCAGGGCGGGCACGTCCACTGCGCTCGGCGCGCCGAGCGCGGCCACCTTCGCCTGCAGGTCCGCGACGGACGCGACCAGGGCCGGGACCGCCTGCGCCGCCCTCACGACCACGTCCAGGGGCGAGCCGGGCGGCACGACCACCGCCTTGTCGCCGAACAGGTAGTCGCGCAGCCGGCCCAGGTCCGTCAGCGCCCAGTCGGCGCGGTTGCCCCCGGGGGTGCCGGGGCGCCCGCCCGGACCGTTGACCACATCGGACCAGTTGATGCTCATACCCGCTCCTCGCGTGTCCCACAGGGGTGCGTTGACGTTGACGATCGAGAGGTCCCAGGGGCGCCCCAACTGGGTGTCCCCGGCGTACTGGCGCCCCGCCCACCCGGGGCGCAGGAGCGCGGGGGCCGGGTCCTGGTCCCAGTTGGCGACCCAGTAGCCGCCCGACGGGCGCGGGTTGCCCAGGATCGTGGACTGCTGCCCGTACACCGCGACCAGCCACCCGGCCGCGAGCACGGCCTCGTCATAGGCGGCGAGGTATCCGGGAGCGACGCGGTCCTCGAAGTCCAGGGCCGTGAGAGTGCCGGGCGGCTGTTTGTGTGCGCGGCACCACGCGATGGTGTGCGCCGCGTCCGCTGCGGGGTCGCCCCCGGTCGAGCGGGTGAAGATCGGCAGTAGGTAGCGGCACGGGATGCCTGCGACCTCGGCGTCCGACCAGGGGTGCGGGGTGTTGCCGCCGATGTAGAACGCCCACCCGTCCACCATCGCCGGATATGAGGGCGGGGGGTACGCGGAGTCGCCGAACGCGAGCGTCAACGCGGCGCCCCGTCCGGGCCGGTGCGCGGCGTCTGCCAGTCGAGCCGCTGGTGCAGGGCTGTGAGTTGGGTGAGCACTTCGTCGTGGCGCTCGGCGGCGCGCGCGTCCAGGCGGGCGAGCACAGTGCGCCACACCGCTGCGGGCGCGGCCACCACAGCCCCGGCCGCGAGGGCCTTGCGGGCGTGCGAGCGCAGGCCGTGGAGGCGGTTCACGGGGCGCCTCCCGTCGGTGGAGTGAGTTGCGTGAGGATCTGCTGCACCTGCGCGAGGATCCCAGCGACCGCCTCGTCCTGGGCGTGAAGGTGGTTGTCCTGCGCTTGGAGGTGCCGCTGGATCTCGGCAGCCTCGTGCAGCACGGCCTCGGCGTCCAGGTAGGTGGCCTCGGAGCGTTTGTCCGACGCTGCGGCCTGCAGGTTCTGACCGAGCTGCAGGACCGCGAGCATCACTAGTTGGATCATCGTCTGGGAGATCCAGCCGACGATCAGCAAAGTGCGCGACGGGAACCAGTTGAAGCCGAGCACGCTCGGCAGCGCGAGCAGCGCCAGGCCGGTGAACAGGTACGCGGCCTGCATCGTCCCGACCAGGGCGGTCAGCCGCAGCGCGATGCGTCCGTTGATCCCGGCGGCATGCTGGTCTTGGATCTTGACCGGGCCAGCGAGCCTGCGCGCCGCCACGTGGGGATGGGCGACATGCTCGAACAGGCTCACGCCTTGGCCGCCGCAGTCAGCATGTGTTGATGAATGAGGTCCAGGCGGGCGCGGGCTTCGGCGGCGACCTGCGGGTCGCGGATGACGATCGCGGCGTTGTCCTGCAGCGCCTCGCCGGAGTGCGACCAGTTCGTGGACCCGGTCAGCACGTCGAGCCCGTCCACGACCGCCATTTTCAAGTGCATGATCGCTCCGCGTTCGCTGCGGCCGATCGCGATCGAATTGGACGGGAACGCGCTCTTGGCCAGCAGCGCCCGCTCGTGCACGCCCCCGGCCTGGCTGGAATCCAGCGTCAGTTGCACGTAGCAGTGCTCCGCGTCGAGCCTCTCGTGCAGCGCCGACGCCAACTCGTCGTCGTCGAACCCGTACATCCCGAGCACAAGTGAGCGCTGGGCGGAGCGGATGAGATCCAGCAGCGCGCCGTGCACGTCGTCGACCGGGGAGTACAGCGAGCGCACATCCGGCGGGTAGCCGGGCGGGAAGCCCCCGCTCTTGTGCTTGTCCAGGGCGGACAGGTCGGGCAGCGGCACAGTCGCTCACGCTCCCCCGGTCGGCTCGTTGATCTCGTTGCGGAACGGCATGCGCCGGTCCTGCTCGGTGCCCAGCTCCCGCACCAGGTACGGGTTCTGTCCGTACCCGTGGCTTGGCGCAAATGGCTTGTCGTCGCCGACCTGGAAGAATTCCATGCACTCGTGCAACTCCACCAGCCGCACCTGCTCGAAAAGCCAGCGGCGCCAGGACCGCTCGTCGTAGGCGGCCGGGGGCACGGGCAGGTAGTGATTGACCCGGTAGTCGGTTTCTTCGGGATGGTAGCTGTTGACGCCCAGCGTGGTGATGACCAGGGTGAGCCCTTCGCTGCCCTGGCCGCGGTTGATGTCCGCGAGCGCGAACCGCCACCCCGCCCGGTAGCGCAGCCGGGCGACGAGCGAGGCCAGGGTGTGCGGGTAGGGCGCCGACTGGCGCATGCCCTCCTCGCGCGCGGCGGTCATGTGAAGCTCGGCGGGGTCGCGCCCGCGTTCGTGGTGTACGAGGTGCTGCCGGTGTCCGCCTTGGCCACCTCCGCGTTGAACACCAGCCCCGCGGGCAGTGCGGCCTTGACCGCCGCGAGCAGCGCGAACGCGTCCGGGTCCCCGAATGTGGAACTCTTGGTGACACTGAAGGCGATCCCGGAGAACAGGGAACTGTCGCTCGGGTTGATGGCGAAGGTGTACTGCGTCTGCGCGTACGTCGAACTCATGGCGTCCTCCCGTGGGTGGCTCGCACCGCGGCGGCTAGTTGTGCAGGAACCAGATCGTCAGGCTGGAGCACAGGTCCGAGGCGACGAAGGTGTTCAGGGCGCCGCCGGAGTGCTGGTAGGCGTGGAACTCGATGAAGTCGCCGCTGCCGTTCAGGAAGATCGGGATGGTGGGTGTCGAGACCGTGGCCGCGTCGGTGGAGGGCGCCTGGAGCATCTGCGCGCCGCCCTGGATCGGGGTGCCGTTTTTCGCCAACCGCGCCCCGCGCGCGCCCGTGCCGTTCAGTGCGACCGCCGCGACCCCGCACGCCACATACCACCCCGGGACCTGGCCGACATACCGCGAATTGTTCGCCGTCGTACTGTGGCCGCCATAGGAGTCGTTGACCGAGGCGTCCAGGGCCACGAACTGCCAGACCGCGGTCGTCGTGCCCTGCGCGGTGGCCTGTGTCAGGTACGCGATGGGCGGGCCGAGCAGGAAGTTGACGGCGTCGCGCACGCCCGTGTTCCACAGCGCCGAGGTGATGGTCAGCCCGGGCGACTGGGTCGATTCGACGGGCACGGGCAGGTTCGTCACGGCGCCCCACCCCCGCCCCGGTGCTGTGGCGCCGCCGGGGCGCGGGGCGCCCGGTCAGTACGCGAAATTCACGTTGCCGAACGCGCTGGAGTCCCACGTGGCGGGGTTCGTCACCCCGGGCGGGGTATAGGTGCTCGCGCCGTTGCCGCTGGTGTACGTGGTCTGCGAGAGGGCGGGCAGTTTCTCGCACACCACGGTGCTTGCGGCGTGGGTTTTCGCGAGGTTCGCGGTGAACGTGACGGTGACGCTCGCATAGCCGGGCGCGGTCGCCGACACCGACAGGACCGTGAGGGTCTCGCTGTTCGCGGTGCCCGGCTCCAGCGTCATCTGCATACCGGCGAACACATACGCGGAGAACGGGTTCGCCGCCGCGTCGGGCAGCGGGTTCAGCACGGCGGCGGCCTGCCCGCTGGCGGCCTGCACGCGCAGCGTCGTGTGCAGGGCCGCGAACACCCCGTACGGGGTCAGGTCCGCGGGCGAGCACTGCACGGTCAGGTCCGCCTCGCCCGTATCGTCCCCGGCCCAGTCCAGGGACTCCACGAAACAGTCCGTGGTGATCACCGGCGCTGCGGGTGGCCTGCGGTTGACCCGGATCCTGGTGCCCAGTTCCAGGCTCAGGCACACCGGCCACAATGAGGGCAGCGCGGAGGGGTGCAGTTTGAGCGCCTCGATGCGCTGCACGGCCTGGTTGTAGCGGGAGACCACATAGGCGGCCTGGTCCCCGCACTCGTTGCCGGAGGTGGACTGGTTGGCGATCTGCCGCTGGCGGGTGCCGGTGACGGTCTGGCTCGCGGCGGACTGCGCGGTGAACACCTGCCCGGTGGTGGACTGGGTGACCTGTGCGCTGTTGCAGATCAGGGTGGGGTCCGCGTCGTAGGACACGTCCTCGTAGGGGAATTCGCCCAGGTCCGTGCGCTCCCCGAACGTGTAGGCGGGGGTGAGGTTGTTGTAGCGGGCCGCGCGGGCCTTGAACGTGAGGCGCCCGGCGGCGTCCACGTAGTGCGCCCCCGCCTCGGTGTCCACCACGGCCTGCAGCGCGGACAGGGCGTCCAGGCCGGGCACGTCGGTCGCCGGACCCAGGCTCGCCGAGGACCCGGCGTCGATCGCGGTCGGCCCGGTCCAGCCGGCCAGTTTCAGGATCTGGGTGTAGCGCTGCCCGCTGGACTGCCCGGAGTACGCGGTCTTCCACGCCGTGTAGAGCCGGGTCATCTCGTTGCCGGTGAACTCGTACGGGTATTCCATCGCCCAGGCGATGTCCCCGGCGAACGGGAACACGTTGCCCTTGACGAGCGGGTCGGCGGCGCCCGCGAAGGAGTCTGTGAGGAACCCGCCGACCGGGTTCCACGCGGTGGTGTAGTCGATGGTGGACACGGCGCCGTCGAGGTTGTACGTGATGTGTTTCAGGGTGTTGCGCAGGGAGAACCCGATCATGTGCCAGTCGCCGAGGGACACGGCACCGATGTCGAAAGTGGCGGTGTTGACCGCGTCGGTGATCCCCACGATCACGTGGCCGCCGGTACTCACGTAGCTCTTGACCTGGTTGACCTCGTTGACGCCGCCCTGGCACCACCAGATCGCGGACGCGGAGCCCGTGGGCATCGTGGTGTAGCGGAACGCCACGATGCGGGTGAACCCGCCGGTGGCGGGCGGCCCGAGGATCCCGGCGGCGCTGGGGGGCAGCGCGATGACCGAGTAGGGGCCGAAGGTTCCGGCGCCCGGTGTGCCGCCCGCGCCGACGGCGAACGTGGTGACGGTGGTGCCGGGGGCGCCGAGGAACGTGCCGCCCGCGTCCGCGGAGGTGATCGCCGCCCCGGGGGTGACCGTGCCGGGCCCGTACTGGGCGTGCACGGAGATCTGCGCGGGCGGCCGGTTGCCGGTGGCGTCCGCGAACGTCACGCTGCCCGAGGGGTCGGCGAGTTTGTAGAGCATGTCGGGGCCGGCCTGCGGGTTGCCGGAGTCGTCCACCGGGTTGTAGATCGCCGCCGACAGCACGTCGGGCAGGGTGGACTGGGAAAGCAGCGCCATCGGGTCGGTGACGGTGGGCACGGAGCGCCCGGAGGTGCCCGAGTCGGTCCAGGACTGCGGGTAGCGTTCCACGCCGCCGGTCAGGATCGGATACCAGGGGTTGGGGACCGCGAACGCGGACGCGGTGGCGCTGGCCTCCCATTGCAGCCCGTCGGCCTGCAACTGGGCGGCGGTGCAGCCCGCGGGCAGGTTCAGGCCGATCAGCGCGTACCCTGCGCCCGCTGGGGCGGCGCCGGATGCGGTCAGGGTCGCGAACGAGGCGCCCCCGGCGCCGGTCAGGGTGGCGGGGGCGCCCAGGAGGGTGGCGATCAGCGCCCCGCCGGGGGTGTACCAGGAGATCTGCGCGGCCGCGCTGGGGTTCTGGCCGCCGGTCAGGCACCGGGCGTGGGTGGTGTAGCTGTAGGCCTGCCCGGTGGGGTACAGGCCGGCCTGGCTGAGGTACAGCAGCGCGCCCGCGGGCGGGGTGGAGGCCTGTGCGGGCACGGCGGTGCCGTAGGCGGCCCCGGCCGGGGCGGCCGCGGTGGTGCTCAGGAACGTCCAGGTCGCCGCCGTCAGCGGGGTGACGGTTCCGGCGGTGGGCGTCAGCGCGGCCCCGGCGGCGCTGTACCAGTTGATGTTCACGGCGGCGCTGTGCCCGGTGGCGGAGTAGACCCAGGCCTGCGCGGTGTAGCTCGCGCCTGCGGCGACCTGTCCGCGCCCGGATTCTGCGGTGTCCCGCAGGGAGGTGCCGTCGGGGGTCAGCAGTCCGGAGTAGGGCTGGCCGGGGTAGAGGACGGCGGTGGACTGGGCCAGGGTCCCGCCGGCCGCGCTCCACGGCCCGGCCCCGCCGGTGAAGGTCGGGTTGGGGGTCAGCGGCGCCGGGGGCGCGGGCACGGGCAGCGGCAGCGCGACCCGGGTGTAGAACTGGGCGGACCCGGCCGCGGCGGTGAGCGTCGCCTCCATGGCCTGCGCGCCCTGGAACGCGGTGGCGGAGGCGACGACCTGGTATTCGGTGGTGGTCCCGGTCACGTCGATGCCGAACATCGAGGGGGTCGTGCCGGGCCCGTAGGGGGTGCCCTCGCCGCTGGTGGCCTGGTCGACGGTGAGCAGGTTGATCCCGGTGGGCGGGTATTGGGCGCGCAGCCGGAACGCCTGGTAGGGATCGACGTTGGGCGCGAGCGGCGAGGAGGTGTTGGAGGGGTCGAACGCGCCGTCGCGGTTGTCCCAGGTGGTGTTGAGGCTCCCGGCCTGGACCTGGTTGGTTTCGTATTGGCGGCCGCGTTTGGCGCCCCAGTTCGCGATGGTGCGGGGGGTGACGTCGGTGAACGGGAAGTCGTCGTAGGAGGCGGAGGACACCCCGTAGCCGGTGTGCCCGGCGCTGGCCCATTCGGCGCGCAGCGTCGGCCAGTTCGGGTTGGTCGCCACCGCTCACCCCCGGAAGCTAGGAGGAGCGGTTGCGCGAGGACTGGTAGGGGGTGTAGCTGGTGGAGTTGCGCATGCCGACGCGGGTCATGGCCTGTTGTACGACCAGGCCCAGGTCGCGTTCGGCGAGCACGGAGCCGTCGATGCGGAAGTAGTTGTTGACCACCGTCGCGCCGCCGCTCGGGGGGGCGGGCATGTACGCCGCGCTGCCGGACGCGCCGCCGCCCGTGCCGCGCGCGGCGGCGAACGCGCCGGTCAGGGCGCGGTTGTCGATGGGGGCGCGTCCTGTTTGCATGGCGTTGGACACGACGTATTCGCCGCCGTGGACGATGGCGAGCATGGGGGCGTCCTTCGCGCCGGGCACGAACCCCCCGGAGTCCATGCCCTTGAGGTGCAGCGCCTTGCCGACGATGCCGCCGACGCCGCCCAGTGCGCTCGCGTTGCCGCTCAGCGCGCTGATCGCGCTCGAGATCCCGGAAACGGCGCCCGAGATCGTGTCGAAGATCGGTTTGAGGTAGCCCCAGACCGTGGACACGGTGGATTTGAAGCCGCCCCACACCGAGTCCCACACGCTCTTCACCGTGTTCAGCGCGCCGAGGATGTCGTTGTTGTAGAACGACTTGAGCGGCCGGAATATATTGTCGTCTATCCAGTGATAGATGGCGGCGGCCGTGGTTTTGATGCCGCCCCAGGCGGCGTCCCACGCGGCCTTCGCCCCGGCGACCGCGGCGCGGAAGGTGGCGGAGAAGAACTCGCCGATCGGGCGCAGCACGTCGTTCCACACGAAGGTGTAGGCGGCCTTCGCGGCGCCGACGATGTCGCTCCAGGCGGCCTTCCAGAAATCCCGGAACCAGGCGCACTTGGTCCACAGCAGCACGAACGCCGCGACCAGCGCCGCGATCGCGAGCACGACCAGGGTGATCGGGTTGGCGGCCATCGCGGCGTCCAGCAGCCACTGCGCGGCGGTCGCGGCCCGCTCGGCGACGGTCGCCGCGATCAACGCGAGCTTGTCCGCGGTCCAGCCGATCGCGGTGCGCGCCGCCGCCGCCGAGGCCGCAGCGGCGGAGGTCACCCAGCCCCAGGTCGCGCTCGCCGAGGACGCGATCGCGCCGCCGACCGAGGAGAGGGTGGCGGTGATGCCGCTCCACGCCGAGGACGCGAACGACGCCGCAGTCTCGGCGGCACTGGCGCCGAGTGTCTTCAGCCCCGTGGCAGCGCCGGAGGCCGCCGAGGCGATGCCCCGGCCCCAGTCCGCGACCGCGCCGGCGGCCTTGGACCCGGTGTCCTTGATGGACTGCAGGAACAGTTGGGCGTCCAGTTTCGTCGGCAGCACGTTCTTGGCCGCGTCGGCGGCCTTCCCGGCGAAGTCGGAGACCAGTCCCTTGGCGACGGACAGGCGCTGGCCCAGCACGTCGACCATCCCGGAGACTCCGGCTTTGAGTCCGTCCATGGCGTACATGCCGCGCGCCCGCAAGCCGTCGAAGATCTTGGACGCCTCGGAGGTCTTGGACGCTGCGGCCCTCATGCCGTCCAGCGCCGTGCCGATCTGCCCGATCTGGTTGACCGGGAATTTCAGGATCGCCGTGGACAGGTTCAGGATCCCGGTGGCGGCGTTGATGCTCTTGAGTACCAGCAGGCGGGCGATCAGCAGGCCGAGGACGACCTGCGCGAACACGGTGATCAGGGTCCTGTTGCGGTCGAAGAACCTGGCGAGGGCGAGCAGCGCGGGGCCGGCCACGTCTTTGAGGATCCCGCCGACCGCGACGAGCGCGGCCAGGAACTCCTTGCCGATCAGCAGGGCCGCCGGGCCGACGGCCCGCACCAGTTCCGAGAAGGCCTTGGCCGCGTCCCTGCCGAACACGGTGGCGTCGGTGGCCAGGGTGCGCAGCACCTGCCCGAGCTGCTGCATCGGCGTGAGCGGCGGCGCGGGTATCGCGGCCTGCATTTCGTTCAGGCGCGCGTTGCCCAGGTTCGCCGGTGCGGGCGGCTTGCCCGCGGCGCCGGAGAAGCCCGAGGCGATCCCGCCGAACGCCGAGCCGATGGTTTTCGCGATCGGGGCGCCGCGGGTCTCGAGCAGGGTGATGAACGCGGACACCTTCGGGATCAGGAACTCGCCGATGCGGATCGCCAGGGCGTCGATCCCGGAGTGGATCTCCTTCATCTGCTGCGAGAACGTGTTCTTCGTGGTCACCCACGCGTCGCCGAAGGCGCTCACCCCGGAGTCCATCATCGGGTACTTGGTCATCAGGCGGTCGTACTGGCCCATCAGGACGGCGACGCCCGCCCCGGCCTTCTTGCCGAACATCTCCGTGATGATCTGGCCCTGCTCCGTCGCCCCGATGCCCGCGGCCTGGAAGTGCGCCTCCAGGTCTTGGAGCGCGAGCTTCATGCCGCCCTTCTGCATGTCCTGGGCGAGGGTGTTCTGCGTCATCCCGAATTCTTTGAGGTACACGCTCGCGGTCTTCGCCGGGACGGCCAGCGCCTGGACCGACATCCGGAACATCGTTCCTGCGGCTGCTCCGCGGATGTTGTTGTCGCCGAACACCGCGAGCGCCGCGCCGGCGTCCTGGATGGTCGCGCCGTAGCCCTTCACCACGGCCAGCGCGCCGCCGCTGAACGCCTTGGTCAGGTCGTCCATCGTCATCTCGCCCGAGCCGACCATCGCGTTGAGCACGCCCATGGCCTTGGCGGCGTCGGCGATGGGGACGTAGCCCGATGCCATGACCGCGGTCAGCGCGGTGGTCGTCTTGATGAGGTCCGAGTGTCCGACTGCGGCGCCCTCGGCTGCGATCTTCGTCATCATCAGGGCGTTCGCGGACGTGATGCCCATGCTGGCGAAGCCGGATTCGACGTGGAACAGGGACTGGGACAGTGATGTCGCGGAGAACCCGACCTGTCCGGCCAGGGCGAGGACGCCGCTGCTCAGTCCGGCGATTTTGTCCTTGCTGACGTCCGCCTGCGTGTTGAGCAGCGTCATTTCCGCGTCGAAGGTCGAGGCCATCTTCACGGACTCGACGGCGACCCCGGCCAGGCCGATCGAACCCCACTTGGCGACCTTGTCGAACACCGGGCCGAGGCCGAGCAGTTTTCCGGCCATGGAGTCGGTGGCGGCGGCCGATTCCGCGGCGGCGGCCTTCGTGCCGGTCGCGGATTCCTTCGCCGCGGCGCCGACCTTCGCGTAGCCCGCGCTCGCCGCAGTGGCGGCCGCGTCCACGGAGGCGGCCATCCGGTCGGCCGAGGCCCCGGCTGCGGCCATCGACTCGTCCACCGACGACGACGCGGCCTTCGCGGCCTCGCCGAGCCGCCCGAGCCCGTCGATCGTTTTCGCCACGCTGGCGAGGAACCCGGTGTCGGTGCCGGTGAACTCGACCGTGACCGGGGGCAGGAACGAGTCGGGCACGGCGCACCCCCGTCACGGCGCAGACGGGACGCGGGCGGCGCGGGCGCCGGTCAGCCGGTGACGGCGGCGCCCCACATGCGGGCGAACACCCCGATCAGCGCCGGATCCCTGCGCACCGCCTCCGCGGCGGGGCGCAGATAGGGCCTCGCGGGCAGCACTACGGCGTGCCCGCGCCCGGTGACCCCGCCCAGTTCCTGCACGCGCGCGTACGGGGCCGTGGGACCCAGCACGCTCGTCCACGACCCGGCGTCCCCGACGGGCCCGGTCACCGCGAACGAGGACCGCAGCACACCGGTGACCAGCGCGGGCGGCGAGCCCGGCGCCGAGGGCGTGGGAGTACCGCGCCGGTGCGAGGCACGGGAGAGGCCCGCCCTGGCCCGGCCCTCCACCAGGGCCGCGGCGGCCAGCACCGCGACCGGGGTCGCCGCCTGCACGCGCGCGCCCACCGCCTCCAACGCCCGGACGCACTCCCCGATCCCGGTGACCGCGACGCCCACGCGAGCCCCCTTAGCGGTTCTCGCGCTCCGCCTGCGCCTGCTCCCGCTCGATGCGCAGGTCCTGCGCCTCCGCGTACGCCTGCGCGACCGGCGGCAACTGCTCGATCAGCCACCACGGCTGCTCGTCCACCACACTGGGGGGCCAGTGGTGCACCTGCGCGAACCACCCGTACGGCCAGGCCGCATCCTCCAGCGGTGTCGGCGGGTGGTCCCCGGGGATAGGCCTGCCGTCGAACGCCGCTACGAGACGACGGTAGGCGCGGTAGGGGACCCCGGGTCCGCTACCGCTTGCGCCTGCTCCTGCGGCGTGTCCGGCTGCGCCGAGCCCGGAAACAGCAGCTTCTGCGCCGGGCCCACCAGTTCCGTGAGCCGGTCGTAGTCGGGGATCTCAAGCATGTCCAGCACGGTGATGTCCTGGGAGGGCAGCGGCAACTGGGTGGGAAGCTGCCAGTTGACCACGAGCATCGCGGTCAGCCCGTCGGTGATCTCCAGCCCGGCGGACATCACCTTCTGGATGTCGCTGACGGCGCGCAGGACCTTCTTCTTGTCCCCGGACTTCAACTCTTTGGGGTCGCGCAGTTCGACCCAGGCGCCCTCGGACGCGAGGGCGTGGCGTTCGGACACGGGCAGGGCCTCTCGTGGAAGGGAGTGCGCGGGCCCGGGGCCCTTCCGCCCCGGGCCCGCGGCCTTGGCGCGGACTCAGTAGGTGCCGGGGGTGACGTTGCACGTCACCGACACCCGGATCGGGGACATGCCCCCGGAGCCGCCCGCGTTGGTGGTGTTGAACAGGGCTTCGAACGTGGTGTTGTACCCCACCGCGGTCTTCGCCGTGTCCGGGTCGCTTGTGATGAACGCGCAGGACTGCATGTCCACCTGCACCGTGAGCAGGCTCGTGCCGGACAGGCCGTTGGTGGTGACCAGTTGCACCTGCGGCTGGGTGTTGTTGAGCATGTACAGCAGCGCCGACTCGTCGCTCACCGCGCCGAAGTTGAGCTTCCCGGCGACGTTGAGCAGGCCGCGCTGGATGATGTACGGGGTCTGCACCCCGTTCGCGGTGAAATACGGCACGGCCTGGCGCACGATGTTCGTCTCGCCGTCCATGACGGTGGCCACCAGGGTGCCCCCGGATGCGGGCCCGCCGATGCCGACCAGGGTCTGCCAGGACGCGATCGGCTTGATGCTGGTGCCGTTCGCGGTCGGCGCCGCCGCGGCGGGGATGGAGGGCCAGGACATGCCCTTGCCCGCCCACATCAGCAGTTCGGTCTCGACGTTGAACTTCAGGTCCAGGCCGGTCATCGCGAACCCGGGGTAGGCGCGCGCGCCCACGGTCGCGGTGGGTCCGAGCGAGTGGGTGAGGGTGTGGCTGATCGGCTGGCCGCCGCCGGAGTTGAGCAGCGACCAGGCGTAGGTGAACGGCCCGGCGAGCACGGGCACGACGGCCTGCGCGGAGGCGTGCAGGTAGGCCAGGCCCCCGGCGGGGGTGGCCAGGGGGATCGTGTAGGGTCCGGCGCCGGTGGGGGTGCCGGTGGTGAACACCTCCGCGGTGGCCCCGGACCCGATCTGGATGATCGTGGCCGCGGGGATCGAGGCGGCCGTGGAGATGCTGGACGCGCCCGCGGCCGCCTGGGCGGCGAGGGTCGTGGAGCCCGAGCCGGTGGGGTGCCGGGTGACGGCGAGGTCGCCGAGGATGTTGCGCAGGAAAAACCCGGCGCCGTCGGCGAACACGGGTCCGCCCAGGTCCAGTTCGGCGTGCTTGACGCCCGCGATCTGCCCGAACGCGTCGGTGCCCATCGAGCCGCGCCACGCGGTGTCCTTGAGGAACTTGGGCTTGTCCGAGGGTTTGAGCGTGTCGATGAGCTGGGTGAAGGCGGGGGCGACGGCGGTGCCCATGGTGGCCGCGCCCTCGTTGGCGCAGCCGAGGAACTGCTTGGCGGGCGCATAGGTGGCGACCACGGCTCACACCCCCCGCGGATCGGCCGGGTGGTTGTCCGGCCACTGGTTGGGGCGTTTGGCCGTGGGCGTCCAGCGGTCGTCGTCCGGCGCGCCGTCCGGCCAGTCGAAGACGGTCGCGGGGCTCGCGGGCGCGGCGGGACGGCTGTCCGTCGCGGGAACCGCGGGAATGGCGGGGCGGGCGGTGAGCGGCACGGCGACGTACTGCGTCTCGAACACCGCGGTGTACTCGTACACGCCCGGCGCGAGGCGCCCGGTGGGCGCCGCGTCCGGGTCCGGGGACGAAGAAGCCCCCGCCGACGCGGGGGCTTGGGGGGTTGGGGTTGTGGCGTCCGGTTCGGGCGGCGGCGCGCCCGTAGTCTTAGGCATGGCGGTCTCCCGGAATCGGGGCTGGGGAAAGGAGGGGAGCGCCGGGCCGGTCAGACCCCGGCGAGAATCTCGCAGGCGCTAAAAGCCATCGACAGGAACGACTTGGTCAGCTCGTCCTTGGTCTGCGGCTGCCCGTAGCCGAACGCGATCTCGTTGCTGCCGTTGGTCATGTGCTCCCCTGCCTGGAACACCGCGCCGCCCAGGGTGCGGTCGCGCTGCATCCACCCGACCAGGGCGTCCTGCAGCGCGTACACGTCGTCCTGGGCGTCCTCGGCGTGCGGGGTGCGGCTGCGGATGAAACAGGCCAGTTCGGCCTCGAAATTGCGCTGCTTCATGCCGCCGTGCTCGCCGCCCAGCGCGATGCGGAACTCGCGGGAGCGGTAGATCGTGACGATGATCTGGCTGCCGGTGCGGGACGCCGCGGGCAGTCCGTGGAAGTAGTCGCCGTGGTTGTCGCGCTTCGCGAACGCGCGGCGCACCACCCCGACCCCCGCGACGGGGGAGGCGCGGTAGGTGCGGGTGCCCGGGTCGTAGGGGCCGCCGAAGTAGCGGCAGATCCCGTCCAGTACCGCGGCGGCGCTCATCGTTTGCGGCTGAAGCGTTCCAGGAGCCGCTCGGCCTCGTCCACCAGGCCGGAGCCGTCCTTGCGGGTGTCGGTCTGCCGGGTGCCCGAGGCCATGCGCGTGTCGGGGTAGGCGTCCTCGGCCGCGGTGTCCGGGCGCAGCAGGGACGCGGCCGCGTAGTTGACCACGGCCAGGCGCATGTCGTGCTCGAAGTTCGTGAAGTCGTGCCCGGCGCCGTGCGCGAACACGGTGGGGGCCGCGAGCGGGACCGCGGTGGCGGCCGGCGGCACGGTGACGGCGGGCGGGGTGAACGCGCCCGAGACGGTGACGGACTCCTCCGCGCCCGGCTCCCAGATCCGGTAGGGCGCGCCGGGCTGGATCCCGGTGGGGTCCGTGACGCTCAGGGACACCGCCCCGGCGAGCGCGGCGGCGGACAGGGTGGTGGCGACGTATGCGGCGGTGTAGACCAGCTGCACATGCACCGGGCAGCCCGCGCCGGGCGGGCCGAACTGCAGCGACCCGGACCAGGGGCCGCCCGCGCCGGTAGTGATCTCCAGGTTGCGCCCGTCCTCGCTCCACACGCCCGGGTTGGCGATGGTGGTCAGCGCGGTGGGCGTGTACCCGTACGCGACGGAGGTCACGGTGATCACGGGCGTGTGATCGGGGTGGATCTTCAGAGTGCCGTCGCGCCCGAACCGGGTGCGCAGGCGCTGGGTGTACTGGTGGGCGAGCAGCGGCTGCTCGCAGTACCCCTCGGCCCACGCGGAGGCCATGAGCAGCAGGTTGGTCAGTTCCGCGATCTGGTCGGGGGCGGAGGCGTCGCCGTAGCGCAGGTCGTCCAGGTCCAGGTAGGTGGGGTGGGCGGTGAACGCCGCGGCGGACACGAACGGGGTGACGATCAACGGTGCCGCCTTCCCGTGTGCCGCCGGGGCCCGTGCCTGCGGTGGGTGTGGCGGCGCACGGGGTGGCGGCGGGTCGTGTGCCTGCGCGCGCCGTGGCGGCGGACGGTATGGCGGCGGATCGTGTGTCTGCGGTGGGTGTGGCGCGCGGACGTGCGCCGCCGCGCGGTGTGCCGGCGGTGTCTGCCGCGCAGGGCGGTGGACAGTTTCTTGCGCGTCGCGGCGCTCACCGGGTGGCCGCGGCGGCGCGCCGCGCCCTTGCGCCGGGCGTGGTGCTTGCCCTTAAGGGCCGCGGAGAGTTTCGCGCGGGTCTTCGCCGACGCCTTGCGCCCCTTGGCGCCCTTGTGCCGCCTGCCCCTGTTGCGTCGGCTGATCCGCGCGCGCGCCGCCTTGGACAGGTGCCAGCCGCGGCGCGCCACCTAGAGCACCTCGGCGCTCACCCACATGCCCGCCGCGTACACCGCCACCGTGCGCTCCCCCCGGCCCTCGCGGGCGGTCACGATCAGCGTCCCCGCGTCGTCCACGGTCACGTCGTCGGCGTCCTTGTGCACGGCCTGCTGCGGACCGCGCGCAGACACGACCTTCACCTCCACCGGCACGCGCTCACCGCCCGGTCACCCCGATCTGCGAGGTGATGTGCACGCCCGCGGTCACCGTCCAGGACACCCGCCAGTTGCCGTTGCCGCACGGCAGGACGTTCCCGTTCGCGGTGCCGGGGCCGACCGAGAACGCGTACACCCCGGCCGCGGTGATCACCGGGGTGGAGCCGGCAGCGACCCAGTTGCCGTTACTGTCCTGCACCTGCAGCGAGTAGGTGACGTTCGTCGCCGTGAGCAGCGTGACGCTGACCGACACCAGGAACAGCGACGCGTTGTTCGGGATCGAGCCGCCCGTGATGTTCCCGCTGGCCTGCCGCCCCGAGTCGGCGACCGCAGACTCGGTGTACACCGGGAACGCCGCCTGCGTCAGGACGTTGACCGCGCCGTTGCTTCCCCTGATCCGGTCAAGGCTCGTGCCGTTCCACAGGCCCACCGCGACCACCGGGATGTTCGCGCCCGGCATCGAGTCCTGCGTCGCGGAGCGCCCGAGGTAGTACAGCCCGGAGACCGGGTCGTAGACGCACTCCTCCCCGACGCCGATCCCGGCGGGGGCGAACCCGGAAAGGCCCGGCCCCTGCGGCGCGTACACGTCGAACCGCGCCAGGGTCTGTGCGGCGTTCACCACCGGGGACTGTAGCGGCACGGTCGCCGAGGAGCCCGGCGTCCACGTCGCCGAGGTGTACACGACCTCCTGGGCGGCGCCGCCGGACAGGGTGACCGGGGCGCCGGGCTGCAGCAGGTTCGCGGCCGCGGCGGAGCCGAACACGAGCGTGGTGTTGCCCGCGCCCGTCGAAGTGATCGCCTGGGTCTGGCTGCCCTTGCCCTGCAGGTTGCGGGCCCGGTCGAACTGCAGCCCCGTGGCGAGCCCCGTGGCGAGCGCGGGTCCGCCGGAGGTGTGCTCGTACCGTGCGGCGATCGCCGCGCCCGCGCCCGACGCCCCGTCCAACTCGCCCGCGGCGGAGCGCTCGGACTCCACCCCGCCCGCCCCGCCGTTCAGGGCCGGGTTCAGGAAGTAGGCCACGGCGGCGCCGAACCCGGCCGACGGCGACCCGTCCGGGGCGCTCGCGTCGCGGGCCTGGTTGTACACGAACCCGGACAGGGCGACCGCGGCGGCGTGCGGCTTGGCGAACGCGGCCGTGAGCGTGGTCGCGGTGGTCGCGGTGACGAACACGTACTCCTGGGCGGCGCCGGCGTCCACGGACAGGGTGTGCCCGGGCTGGATCGTCCAGGCGGAGCCGCGCACGGCGCCACTCATCGCGGCGGGGGTGATGGTGCGCGTCCCGGCGGTGATGGTGCCCGCGCCGGTGGTGGTGGTGAACGGCAGCGCCAGTTGCTGCGCGCCGGTGACGATCCCGGCGCCGGGCACGTTGTCGAACCCGGTCTCGCGCTGGCGGTCCAGGGTGCCTGCGGGGTTGATCGCCTGGGCGACGCCGCCGGTGAGCACCCCGAACGCGGAGCCGGGCAGGGACTGGTTGTCCGCGTTGTGGAACGCGAGGACCGCGGCGAGGTTGGTGGAGGCGCCGTCCTCGATACGCACGACGCTGGGCGCCAAGGATGATCCGGCCTGGGTCTGCAGCGGGTTGGCCGCGGTGCCCAGGATGTTGTTCTCGCCGTCGGTCAGCGCGACGCCTTGCGCGCTGGGCGCGTCGGGGTTGGTGGGGGACTGGGTGACGGCGGCGTGCCCGTGCCCGCGGACGATCGCGGCCATCAGGGTGCCTTGTCGGGCACGCGCACCCACTGGCCGTGCGGGCAGCCGACGGCGCCCGCGCCGGGCGGGGGGCCGGCGGGGTGGCAGATGCGGCACGGGTCGCCCGGCGCCCCGGCGGTGGTCTCCCAGTGGAACGTCGGCTCCGGCACCGCATCGGGGGTGCCGTTCTTCGCGGGCCGGGCCGGCGCGTTCGCCGTCGCGGACGCCCCACCCCCCGTGGGGACGGCGCCGCCCGGGACGTCGGGGTCCGCCGGGCGGTCCTGGTCGGCCGCCGGGGCCTGCTTCGGCCCGGCAGCGGCCTCGCCGTCGGACGCTTCGGGATCGGGCTTCGCTGCGGCGCTCTTGCGCGGGCCGGCGGGCATCAGCTCTCCCTCTCGCACTCGCCGCCGCAGCGCGAGCACATCGTGAAATACGAACCCCAGCCGCAGCCGGGGCACCGGTAGCCGATGCCCTTGCGGGCGCCGCCCGCCACGGACACCGGGAACGCGCCCTCGGACCGCAGCGCCTTGACGTGCATCGGATCCTGCACGTCCATGACCCGGCCGTTGTAGCGGGTGACCTGCCCGGTCTGGGCGCCCTTGACCTCCATGCCGGCGACCGCGCCGCTGGGCGCTGCAAGACGCATGCGGGACTCCTCTGCTCATGGCGAGGGCCCGACACATCGCGGTGTCGGGCCCTCGGGACTTGGGTCAGCCGGCCGTCACCCCGGAAACGCATCCGTTCCAGCCGGGTGCGAAACACAAAAAGGTGCCGAACCAGTAGCTGGAGGACTCGTACGCGAACTGGGTCACGGGCCAGTCGATTCCCATGAAGTCCTGCACGTTGCAGATCGACCACACGTTGGAGACCTGGCTGTCCGGGATCGGCAGGGTGTCCGAGACGATCGGGCACACGCCCTGCGGCAGCCAGGGGCTGACCTCCATCTCGGTGCGCTTGCCGACGGTCTCATTCATGATCGCGACGGCGACGGAGCCGAGCGTCACCCCGGACACCTGGTCCTGGGTGACCTGCAGGAAGTAGTTGTTCGCCTCCCCGGTCTTCAGGGTCGCGGACAGCTGCTTGCGGTCGGCGCCGTTGAACATGATCCGGTCGGGCTCGGCCTTGACCGAGTTGTACAGGGACGCGAACGCGTCCTGGAACTCGCTGCCGGGGGTCGCCGTGCCGAACTTCGAGTTGATCTTGACGTTGTAGCCGGAGGACGCGCCCATGCACCAGGCCAGGATCCCGTCGTACCCCGCCGAGTACGCGGAGGTGTCCGCGGTGGGCGGGTTGGCGCCCGCGACCGGGATCGCGCCCTGCAGCACGATGCCGGCGCCGCCCGCGCCGCCGGCGTTGACGGCCTGGTTGGGGAAGCGGCCGTAGAGGAAGAACGCGGAGTTCGCGGGCTGCGCGGCGCCGGTGCCGATGTACACCTTGTAGCCGAGCGCCGCCGGGACGTCGGTCAGGCGCAGCACCACGTTGTGGCCCGCGGTCGGCGCGATCGTCGCCACGGTGCTGACGACGGACTCGCCGAACGCGCCCGCGTCGGCGGTGACGTACACGTAGATGTTGGTGGTGTACCCGGTCAGGGCGACCTGGGTGCCCGCGGTGGTGTTGTCCACCAGGGAGGTGCCGGTGGGCGCGGCGAGCGCGCCCGCGTATCCGGAGGCGGTGCCCCTGCCCATCAGGAGCATCCGCTCCTCCATCAGCTTGCTGGCGTACAGCAGGCTGGTGCGTGACAACTGCCTTATATCCTGGTACCCCTGCCCTGCATATTGGGCGGACCAGGTGACCTCGTCGGACATCGAGAACTGCGAGTGCGGCAGCACGACGTCGTAGCCCGCGTACGCGATCTTCGGGCCGCGGGCGTAGTACAGCGAGTTGCTCGCGCCCGAGGGCGCGAAGTTGGTCTGCGTGGAGTCCGCGATACCGGGGTGGGTGTTGCCCACGCCCCCGGTGCCCGAGCCGGTGATCCCGCTGATGACCTTGAAGCGGTGGCTGGTGCCGAATCCCTTGATCCTCGGCATGCGGTTGCTGACCGGCGTCGGGCGCGGCGCGAGGAACTTCGAGGGATCCTCGAGGTCGAAGGCCACCAGGCCGGTGCCGACCGGGGAGGTCAGGCTGATGTCCTTGACCAGGTCCGGCTGCTGGCCCTTGAGCGCCTCCAGTGCCTGGGCGACCGAGGCGACCGCGTCCGGGGACATGGACTTGGCCAGCTCCGGCGAGCGCAGCGCCTTGGTCATGTACTCGTAGGCGTTGGTGGGGCGCGGGGAGAAGTCGATCGGCTGGCCGGCCTTGAACGAGGTGACGATCTCCTCGCGGGTCAGCTCCCGCTCCGGGACGCCCTGGATGGATTTGACCAGTTCGTCGAAGCGGACGGAGACCTCGGCCTTGGACAGCTTCGCGGACTCGGGGGACTCGCCGAACATGAGCTCGATGTTCGTGGGCAGAGCCATGGCTCTGCTCCTTCCATGCGAATGGCCCCGCGCTGGCGGGGCCGGATGGTCGGTGGGGTGCTGCGGCGGTCAGGCGTCGGCCTTGGCGAGCAGGTCGCGGGCGCGGTCGCGGTACCCCTGGGCGAGGTCGCGGTTCGCGGCGTACATCTGGGCCTTCGCCATCAGCCCGGCGGCCTGGCCGCGCAGGCGGGCGGCGTCCGATGTGGTCGCCTCGCTCTGCTGGGCGGCGGTGCGGGTGAGCGCGGGTCCGCCGGGGATCGGCATTGCCTTGATGGCCTGGAGGTCGCCCTGGGCCTTCGCCAGGTCCGCCGTGAGCGCGGTGACGCGCTCCTCGTCGGCGGCCCGGGCCTTTGCCACGGCGTTCTTCACGAGGTCTTCGAGCTCTGCCTTGGTCACGGTGTCCGGGGCGGGCGCCGGGTCGGTCTGGGGGGTGTCGTTCTTCGCGAGTGCCGCGGCGAGGGCGGCGCCGACGATGTCGGCGGCCTGCGCCTTGGTCAGCGGCGGATCTGCGCCCTGCGCATCGTCGGCCTTGGCGGCGGCCTTCGCGGGGGCCTTCTTCTTCGCCGCGGGCTTCTCGTCGTCCTCGGCGTCGTCTTCGCCGTCCGCCGCGTCGGCGGTGTCGCCGTCCCCGGTGTCGGTGTCCTTCTTCTTCTTGAAGGGCGCGGCGAGGTTCGGGTTCTTGCCGTCGGCCTTGAGCAGGTCGCCCTCGGCGGGGGCGTCGGCGAGCGTCATCGCGGACCCGTCAGCACCGGACTGCTCGTTGCGCTCGTTGGCCTGGAACCATTTCAAAGCGCGCACGGCGTCCAAGAGCAGCGCGATGTCGCAGGCCTCGTTCAGGTTGCCCAGGGCGAGGGACTCGGCCTCGGACACGATCAGCTTCGCGATACAGGCGATCGCTTCCTGCGCGCCTGCGATGTCGTCGCTCTCGTCCTCCTGGCCGTCGGATCCGCCGTCGGCGTCGGCCTTGGCGAGGTCGGGCACCAGGGCGCGCACGTCGCGCAGCACCGCCTCTGCCTTCTCGGTCATCTCCGGGCCGGCCTCGGCCTTGGCCTTGTCGCCCTTGAGGCTGCCGTCGGCGTTCCAGTTCTCGGGCACCATGCCCTCCAATCCGAGGGCCTTGGCCCGCTTGATGACGAACTTCCTGACCGCGTCGTGGTCGGCGCCGCCGCGCCCGACGGCCTTGACGGCCTTGCGCAGGTCGCTCTTGGTCTTGATCGTGTAGGCGGGGTCGCCGTCCGGGTTCTTCATCGCCTGCCCGGCGGCCAGGGCGGCGCGCTTCTGCTGCGCCGAGTAGTCCTTGACCAGGTCCGGGGCCGCTGGGGCGGTGTGCACGGCCACGTTCACCACCAGGGGCGTCGGGGGGTCTGCGGCGTCCGCCTTGGCGGCGTCGGGCGCGCGCACTTGGGCGGGTTCGACGGCGACCTGCGCGCCCGACGCGGCAAGGTCGGCGAGGGCCTGCTTGACGGGGGACGCGAGGCGGTCGAAGAGTTCGGCGGGCAGGCCGTAGGTCGGAGAGGTGACGCGCGTGAGCACGGGGTCCTCGACGGGCTGCAACTCGCCCTCGCCCATGGACTTCGCCAGGGGTAGACGCCAATGGTCTGTGATGGTTGCGCTCCCTAGGGAGGGCGCGTCCACGAGGCTGGTCTCGAAGATCCTTCCCGCAATCACAACTCCGGCCGGGGCGTCGGCCTTGGTGTGGTCCAGGCGCCAGTTGCGGATGCCGATGGAGAAGCCGTTGAGGACGTCCTCCTCGACCTTCTCGATCGCGTCCTTGTCGACGACCTTCGCGCCGATGTACCAGCCGTCGGCCTTCTCCTCGAGTTCGATCGCCTTGCCTATCGCCCTCTTGGCATCATGCTGTTCACGTAAATTACCTTTACGGAACCAGTCGGGGACCGCGGCCTTCAGCCAGCCCTCGTCCATCCGCTGGTTGTCCGCGTCCAGGTCCGGACCGGTGACCTTGCCGTAGACGTAGAGGTGGCCCGTCTGCGGGTCCCGCTCCTTCTTCGTGATCGGGGCGTAGACCTCGAGGAGGTCGGCAGCGGCCACCTCGCCTCCTTCGGGCATGCGAAAGGGCCGCACCGGCCGGTGCGGCCCTGCGGGCATTCGGTCCCGGCCGACGGGGGTCAGGCCGGGTACAGCCAGCAGCGGCAGCGGGCGTGCTGGGGCGGGGCGTCGACACCGGTCGGCCACGCCGACCCGAGGGGCAGCGGTCCGGCGCCGGCGTTGTCCAGGCACGGGTCGCAGGTGCGCTCGTCGGCTTCCGCACCCCAGGAGATCTGCGTGGTCCCGGCGCCCCGGTAGGCGTCGAGGGCGGCCTGGGAGGAGGCGCGGGTCAGTTCGGTCAGCGCGACGCACTGCGCCCACGACGCGTCGGCGAGCACCGCGGCCAGCGAGGCGGCGAGGCCGGCGGAGTCCTGCCCCTGTCCGCCCGCGAGTGCCTTTGCCAGGGCGCCGAGCCGCCCGTTCGCGATGGATGCGGCCCACCCGGAGGCCTGCAGCGCCCACCGCTCGAAGCGGTTCCGTTCCTCGGGCGCCAGGGTGGCGCCCGCGCCGTTCGTGTCGCCCTCGGCCCAGCCCCATGCGCTCACCCGTCCGCGCCCGGCCAGGACCGCGGTGGCGGCCGCGTCGCCGATGGCGTAGCCCTCGAGCCAGATCAGGCGCAGCAGCGCGAGCGGCTGGGCGAGGGTGATGCCGCGGCGGTGCAGGAGCGCGAGCGCGGCGGTGGCGGCCCACTGTCGCGTGCCTGCGGCAGTGTCGGGGGTGGTCCAGTAGTCGGAAACGTCGGCCGGGGCGTAGTCGCCGGGGCTGTAGTCGTCCCCGCCGTCTGCGTCGTCGGCTTTGACGAGCTGCTGGGCGAGCCACGCCTCGGCCAGTGCGCGGGTGTCCAGTGCGCGGGCCATGGCGCGGGTGATGCGCGGCGCCCACAGGTGCGCGGTTTCGAGGTCCCGGTCCCAGCCCGGCCAGCGGCCGGGCCGGTCACCGGCTTTTGGGGGTGGTTCGCCGCCGCCCGGGGTGGCGAACACGACACGCGCGTCGCCCCACATGTCGTCGGGCGCGTCGGCCTTGGTCAGGACCTGCGCGTGGAACACGCGGCCGGCCTTGGGCGCCCGCCGGGCCCAGTTGCGGTAGGCGGCGACCTCCGCCTTGGCCGCCGCGCCCCGGGGCTTCGACGGGGCCGCGCCGGCGGGCGCCTGCCCGTCCTGCCCCTGGTCGTTCTCGAACCGGTCGGGGATCCCGTTCAGGTTGGCGTCCTTGTTGGGCGGGGCTTCGAGCGGGGAGATGGTTTCCCCCGCCGGCGCCGTCTTGGACGCCCCCTCCAGGAAGATCACACCGCGGCTGGTGGACACGATCGGCATGTCCGCCTCCGCGAACGCGTACCGGGGCAGCCCCAAACGGTCGCGGTCCTCGTTGTAGGTCATGCGCGCGGACTTGACCCGGTTCTCGGCCACCGCGTCGGCCGCCGCCTCGTCCTCGTCCTCCAGGCCCAGGATCCGGAACTCAAGCTCGGGCGGCATGGCCAGGTGGCGCCGGGAGATCCCGGTGATCAGCCCCTGGATCCACCGGTAGGTCGGCATGGTCGCGTTGCGGTCCTTGATGTCCGCCTGGCCCTCGTGGTACCCGGTGGAGCCCAGCCCGCCGGCCTCGGTGAAATTCAGCTCCGCGATCGTCGTGGCGAAGTGGGAGGCGAGCTGTTTGAGCAGGAACAGGTCGTAGTGCGGCTGGTACTTCTCCGCCACGTCGGGGATCGACTCGAGTTCGAACCCGGGGGGCAGGATCCGCATCCGGTGGCGCTCGAGGGTCTGCCCGGACCAGGCGTCGTTCAGCGCGGTCTCGTACTCCAGGACCTGTTGGGGGGTCCAGGAGTTCAGGGCGGTGTTGCGCAAAAGCCCCGACGGGATGGTGCCGTCGGTGAACTCGGCGCGGATCCAGGCCCTGCGGCGCAGCCACACGTCCAGGTCTTCGAGGCACTGCTCGACCGCGCTGAAGCCGTAGAGGGTTTCGGTGCGCACGTTGCGGCGCTTGTAGATCAGGGTGTCGGGGGCGTACCCGTTGATGACCCGGCCCTGGTCGTCCACGTCGGCGACGTATTCGCCGCGCGGGAAGCCCCACAGGATCTGCTGGTAGGCGGGGCCCGGCGGCAGGGGCTTGCCGCCCCGGTAGTCCCGCAACACCTTGATGGTGTTGCCGCACCAGGCCGGCTTGCCGTTACGCCGCACGTACAGCACCTCGTTGGGCACTGAAACACAGAACACGTCCCCGTCGTACGGGACCGTGTCGGCGTGCCAGGTGCGGGCGTGGGTGTTCGAGAGCCGGATCGAGTACCGCTCGCGCTTGTTCTGTGCGCGGATGACGCGCCCGTCGCGCATCACGGTGTCCTTTGTGAACACATCACGACTGACGTTGGCGCACTTGCCCATCTTCTGGGCGATCTCCTGGAGGTCGTCGGCCATACGCGGGCTACACGTGACGACCGTTTCCCGGGCGCCGGAGTAGCACCCGTCGCCGAGCATGTAGAAGCGCCAGAAGATCTCAAGCTGGCGCGCGGACATGTTCTTAACGGTGTCAGGGGCGTGCTTCTCGTGCGCTTTCCCGAACTGCGCAAGGTAGGAGTAGAGGCACTTGCGGCTGATGACGAACGACTTGCCGGTATGGCATACCTCGCGACCGAAGATCCGTGTGAGCAGGTCACGGAACGGGCCGTACCCCTTCGACGCGGGGTCCTGCGAGATGCAGACGGTGTCCTTCTTCGCGCTGGTGAAACAGCCCTCGGAGAGGTACGCGCCCATGAAGGCCGCGAAGTCGTCGCCGCTGCACTCGAACGGCAGTGACGTGGTGCGGCCGGAGGCGGGCAGCTTGAACTCACCCAGGTCGGGTGCGTTCCACCGGGAGGTCATGGGGATCTTCGACGCCTGGCCGTTTCCGTGCTCGGCGAGGGCGGCGGCGGTCACGATGGACTCGCCGCGTTCGCGCCAGCTAGATCCCCCGAGTGCCCGCGGCGTGGCCGTGACGAGCATCCGGTGGTTTCCGGTCACGAGAATGTCTAGCGACTTCGATGAGAAGTGGTAGAGATCGCCCTTGTGCGGGGCGCGGTGGAAGTAAGTGGCCTGCTGCCACTCGAACTCGTGCGTCTTGGGATTGCGCGTCGCGAAGTCGTCGTCCGCGCAAGTGTCCGCGAAGCGCAGCCAGCCGCGCCGCGTCAAAACTTCGGTGTCGTCGGAGTAGCAGGACCCGTCCAATATCTCTAAAGCGTACAGGTCCCCGCCGTATGTCTTCCTCGGATAGATCGCGACCCCGTCGAGCACCAGGTGCTCCTCGAGGAGTTTGCCGATCCAGTCGGTCCAGTCCTCGTCCTGCCCGGGGTCGGGACGCTCCCAGAACGCGGAGCAGCGCGCGATCTGCGGCCCGAGGCGTTTGCGCAGGTCGGCTTCGACGTCGGCGCGCGAGGACGACGGGCTGTCGGCCTCGGCCTGGGCGACGGCCTGCTTGGTGACGGTGATCGCCCATTCGAGGGTGGTGATCTCGTCCTTGCGGATCTGGATGCAGCGTCGCGGGATGCCCCCGGCGCTGGCGGCGTCGCGCAGTACCTTCCAGGGCACGAGCCGGTCGGTGACCCCGGGCAGGTTGGTGGAGACGGGGTATTCGGTGAAGCGGGGTTCGGGGCGGGCGGTGTCGCGGCGTACGGGGTCGATGGCCGCGGGGATCAGGGCGAGGCCGGGGCCGAACGCGACCTGCGGGTCGAGCCTTGGCAGGGGGTTGAAGCCGCCGTTGGTGGCGGGTGCGTTGTTGACTGCGGCGAGCAGGGCGGCGACCTGGGGGCCGGTGTAGGTGGTGGCGCCGGGTCCGATGCCGGGGGCGGCGGCCTTGTTCATTTCGGCCTGGGTGGAGCGGCGCACCTGGTAGTGCTGGCCGTTGCGTCGGTTGTTCTTGCTGCGGCGCGACACCGGGGATCCGACCCCCTCGGCGTGGGTCGGGCGCTGCCGCGCCGCCCGGGGCGGGCGGTGGCATCCTTGGCCCATGCGGATCACGTTGCGGCGGCCCGCGGAGTCGGGCTGCGTCTTCGGCGGGCAGGCCCTGGACTCGAACGTCGGCACGACGACCCCGGTGGATCTCGGCGCACACCGGGCCGAGGGGACGGTCGTCGCGGCGCGGGTGGTCGAGGACGGCCGCGCGGTGGAGGTGACGGTCGAGATTGCCGAGGACGAGCAGGTGCGGCGGCTGGAGTCCGCGCTTTCGCCACGGCTTGGCCACCACTCGGTCGGCGGGGCGCCCTCGGAGTGAGCGTTTCCCGGCCGCCCCGCTGCCAGCGGTCGCACGAGGTACTCGAACCTGAACTCGACGACGGGCAGTGCGCGCAGCATGGCGGCCCCGGCGTGTCCGGCTTCGGTGAGCAGCCGGGCGGCGACCACGCAGGCCTGGGCGGTGATGTCGTCGATGCTCATGCCCGCGAAGCGCTCATCCCACCGCAGGCTGAACCGGATGTGCGGTGCGAGCCAGTCGTCTGCGGTGGCCTCACCCCAGGGGGCGACGGTGATGTCCGGGTCGGCTTCGGGCAGCGTGTCGACCGGTATGAGCGTGAAATCGCCCGGGCCGGGCCCGTGCACGGTAACCACCCGCCTGCGCGGTGGTCCGGCACCGGGCCCGGTCGTGTCGCTCACCGCCGGACCACCTCGATCGGGATGAGCGGGCGCGAGCCCTCGGGTCGGTGCGCGGGTTCCAGGTCGCCCAGGTACGAGCAGCGCGGGTCCAGGTCCGCGGCGCGTTCGGGTGTCGGGGCCTGCCCGTACCAGGGGAAGTTGGCGCAGATCGGCGGCTTGGCGTCCTGTGCGGCGCACAGCCGGGTGGCGGGGTCGAACAGGTCGCAGTCGTAGTCGTGCGCGTCACCGTCGCGGCGGCGCCAGTGCTGGGCGGCGAAGTCGGCGTTGCGGCGGGTCGAGCCGTCCGGGGCGTACATGCTTGCGGCGCGGGCGCGCGATTCCTCGGTGTCGTCGTCCCATCCGTTCGCCCGCCAGTAGGCCCAGCCCTCGTCGGTCCCGGGGTCCGGGACGCCCGCGAGTCGCCGGGTGGTCCACAGTTCGAGGGTGCCGGCGGCCCACGGCGAGAGCGTCACCGGGTCGCAACAGCACCCGCACCGGGCGCAACCGCGCGAGCGGCTTCCGGCGGCACCGGGCCCGGTCACGTCAGTCCCGTGATGATGAAGGGGGACGGCCCCGGCGGGAACGCCTCGCGGATCACCCGGCACATGCCGCAGTAGCCGGGGACGGGCTGTCTGCGCACACAGTCCGGGCAGAAGTACTCCGGCGGTTCGATCGCCCCGAACCCGTAGTCGCCAAGCGCGGCAGCGAGTGCCCGGGTCTCGGCCCATGCGAGCAGCTGCGGGTCCAGTGTGTATCCGCGCTGCGCCGCGAGGTCGAACACCGGCTCATCCACGGCCGCCCCAGCGCATCAGTGCCTCGGCCTCGCCGCCGTAGTACAACTCGCCGTCGAAGGTCATGACCGCCGGATCGCTGACGCTCGTAGCCGTGAAGCCTTCCGGTATCCGCGGCCAGCGCGCGGACCGGGTGAGGCAGTGCGGGTACTTCGCGCACGGCAGGTACTCCCGCGGCGTGTGGATGCCGTTGGCGAGGTGGAGGATCGCCTCGTCAAGGCGCGTCTTGACGGACGCGGCCCACTCGGCGTGTCCGGCGTCCCGGTGGTCTGCGTGCACGGATCCATGATGCGGCATAGGGGCGGGCGCCTGCCCGGCCTCAGGCGAGCGGGACGCCGTTCAGGACGCCGCTGGTGCACAGCGACTCGTGCGCGTCGCGGGCGCGCAGGTGGTCCGCGAGCGTCCACGAGTCGTTCGCCGTCCACGCCGCGCCGCAGAACTCCCGGCCCCCGGCGCGGCACAGCAGTACCCGGAACAACCCGTCGGTGGCGCCGAAACTGCCGCCCAACCGGCGGGGCATCAACACCCGGCCACCCCTCTCACGCCGCGCGCATCCCCGCCAGCCAAC